TTAAAGTTCTAGCTGCTGCTACATTTTCTACTTTTAGCTTTAAATCACTAACACCACTATTTTGCTCTAAATAACTACTTCTCATTTTATAAGCCCTCCACATTAAATAGTGCATGTGCCTCAGGTAAACATACTTCAAGACCAGCTTCGGTAAGAATCATATCTTTTCTTAAATCCTCATCTGCTGCTTGTACATTTGTTTGAACTTGAGTATCACGATTAATACCGTTACCTACTAAAGGTCTGTAGTATAGTTTAGACATATCAGCCATAAGCATAAGCCCTGCTGAGTGACCTCTAAATAGAGGTTGTTTAACCATATACATGTCTCCATGAACTGTATTAATTGCCATCACTTTGTGACCAAATGCTCCATCAGAATGGTCCATTTGAACCCTGTATGGTGCATTTGAATGTCCAACAGAAGCGTCAATAAACGCACCGTCGGCAAGTTTGTTAAATAAAGTAACTACAGGTAAAGAAGCCATAACAAGTTTTTCACTTGAGCCTCCTCTTGCTGGGTCAAAAATTACTTCTAAATCAGAAAGCAATCTATCATAAGTCAGTTGAGCTTGTGTCATTGAACGAGCATAAGCTTTTCCTGATGAATATTCTAAATTGTCTGTTCCTGTTTTAAAAGTACTGTTTTTGATAATTTGTCCAACAATACCTTCTGTGTAGTTAATACCATTACTTCTTGCTTTATGATTGAACAACATAGCTCTTTCGATGTCTATTTTATGTTCTCTCAATTTGAGTGCAAGTACTCTCT